TTATATCGTCAAGAGTTTTTTTCTTCAAAAAGCGCATGTCTTTTTTCTCACCAAAACCCTGTCAACACCAAAAAATCGAAAAATAGCATCAAAAAATCGAAAAATAGCATCAAAAAATCGAAAAATAGCGATTTAGGCCAAAACCCACTTGTATAGTGTAGGCATGTATAGCGAGACAGATCTCATCAACATAGATCAGGCGATTTTGGCCATGGCCACGGGCAAGCGTGTCACGAAGGTCCTGGTCGGAGACCACAGCACAGAGTTTGCCGTGTCTTCCCTGGCGGACTTGAAGGCCCTGCGTGCCGAGGTGGTTGGGGAATTGGCGGTGCAGCAGGGCACATTTACGGGCTACAAGCGAGTGGCTACGAGCAAGGGGCTTTAGCAATGTTTGAGAGTATCAAGCGCACCCTGTCCTCCTTCCTGCCGAGGTTTCTGGCCGGCTCGAATTATGCCGGTGGCTATGAGGCCGCATCCACAGGCCGGCGTCTGCGCACATGGGGCATGGCCAATTTAGGGCCTAATAGCTTTGCCATGGATTCCGTCGCGGTGTTGCGCAATCGCAGCCGTGAGCTGGAGCGCAACAGTGAGCTGGTCTCTGCTGGGCTGGACACCTTGGTGGCCAATATCGTGGGCCAGGGCGTGACACCTCGTTGGGCTTTGCCGGATGCCAATGCAAAATATAGGGATCAGTTGCAGGCCTGGTGGCAGTCCTTTGTGCAGGGCTGTGACTTTGACGGGCTCTGCGATTTTTATGGTATGCAGGCCCTGGCCGTGCGCACCATGATCTTGTCTGGTGAGTGTTTTGGCATATTCCGTTGGTCTGATTCAAAAAATCCCTTAAAAATACAGTTACTTGAGCCTGATTATCTGGATGAGACCTATTCTGACGGGCTTAATATCCGTTATGGCATTGAGTTTGACGCTCAGGGCCTGCCTCAAAACTATTTCTTTTGGCGCAATCACCCTGCCGAGGCCGTCATACAGGAACGGCTGTGTATTGCGGCATCGGATGTGGTGCATCTCTACAAGCCTATTCGGCCAGGCCAGCGTCGCGGCAGGCCTTGGCTGGCACAGATCATCTTGCCCTTGCATGAATTGAGCCAATACAACGACGCGGAGCTGGTGCGTAAGAAGACTGCGGCCATGTTCGGAGGTTTTATTCTGCGCCAGGAGTTTGCCAGTCCATATAACTCCCCGCGCATGGGTGAGGAGACAGAGCCCAATGTGGTGGAGCTGGAGCCTGGCACCTTTACGGAATTGCCGCCTGGTTATGATGTCAAGATGGCCGAGCCTGCGGATGTGGGCGGGCAGTATGACATCTTCGTCAAGCATCAGGAGCGCCGTGTGGCCAAGGGCATGGGGCTTACATATGCCCAGTTGACAGGGGATTTGGCGGATACAAATTATTCCAGCATTCGAGCGGGCAATCTGGAATTTCAGAGGCATATCAAGCAGTTGGTTTACCATGTCTTGGTGTTTCGTTTTTGTCAACCCATTCTATCCCGTGCGCTGAATGCTGCGGTGCTTTCCGGTGTTTTGGACCTGCCAGGCTATGTCGATAATCCAGAACAGTGGCAGCGTGTGCATTGGTGCATCGATGGTTGGGAATGGGTGGATCCTGAAAAGGATGTGGAGAGCGAGATCAAGGCCATTCGTGCAGGTCTAAAGTCCAGGTCGCAGGCCATTTCTGAGATCGGCAGGGACATCGAGGATGTGGACGCCGAGAACGCCCATGACCTCGCCAATGCCGACAGATATAACTTGATTTACGACACAACCCCGCGGGATGTGGCGCGCAATGGCGCACTCCAGGGGCGTGTGCAGGCACAGGGGGTGCAGAATTGAAATATCCATATCTGGCATCGAGGCTTTTGAACAAGCCGCTCATGATACACCCTGATAAATTGAGTGTGATCATGCAGGCGTTACAAGACAGGATTGGAATTGAGGCCACATGGGCGACCGGCCAGTCGCCCCCACAACAGATCATGGTTTTGCAGTCGCCTATACAGCAGACCGTGACTGCTCCGGCTGCTGAACCCTTTGATTTGGTGCAAGACGGCGTGGCCATCATCCCTGTAATCGGCACTCTGGCGCATCGCGGGGGTGGCATCAATGCCCTTTCGGGCCTGACCACTTATACGGAGATTCGCAAGGCATTTCAGGCCGCCATGGGGTCGCAGGATGTAAAAACCATTGTCTTTGATATCGATTCTGGCGGCGGCGAGGTGGACGGTGCCTTTGACCTGGCCAATTACATCTGGTCACGCGGGGTGGCAGAGTCCAAAAAAGGCGCCAAAGGAAAGCGCATTTTGGCGTTTGTCAATGAGGCGGCCTTTTCAGCGGCATATCTATTGGCCTCTGCGGCACAGCGGGTGCTCATACCTCCTACCGGCATGGTGGGCTCTGTGGGTGTCATTGCCCAGCATGTGGACCAGAGCAAGGCCGATGAGCAGGCGGGCCTGCAATACACCGCCATTTATGCTGGGAAATACAAGAATGACATGACGCCTCATCAACCTTTATCGGATCATGCAAGGGAGACTTTGCAGGCGCGGGTTGATGAGGTGTATCGGCTATTTGTTGAAACGGTGGCGAGGAATCGAGGGATGTCTCCGTCAGTTGTGGATGGTACGGAGGCTGGCATCTTTACGGCGGATGAGGCCGTTAAGCTGAAATTGGTGGATCAAATTATATCCTGGTCTGATTTCATGAGTCAGGCCGGTTTGAATTTACAGACAAGGAGACGAAAGATGACAAATCTTGAGCAAGATGTGTTGGATGGATTGGAAGCGCGCACTGAGACAGAGGCAGATGCCGCAAAAAATGAGGCTACAAATGCCGCTGTGGTCAAGGCAAAGGCAGAGATAGACCTCTTGCTGGAGCAGGCCAAGGAAGAGGGCAGGCAGGAGATGCTGGCAGTGGTGCAGGAGGTGCTGGGCTATTGTGCCCTTGCAGACATGCACTCTTTGGCTGGTAGCCTGTTGACCTCTACCAAGATTGATCGGCAGGCAGTGCGGTCTGCGGTGCTGGAGGCGAAGCAGAAGGCGGCTGCTGCAATTATGACGGCGAATGATGGGTGGAAGGAGAAGAACCAGGCCGAACACCCATTGATAACGGCAGTTAAGGCAAAATTTAAGAGAGGTGAATAATTATGGCAACCCTGACAGAATCCAAATACATCTCTGATGTAGTGGCATGGGAGGAAGATGGACATTATTACTCACGGGACGTCGTGACTGTGGCATCGGGTAGCAACCTGGCTCTGGGCACAGTGATCGGCATCGTGACGGCTACGGGTAAGGCAGTGCAGCTCAATCCGACTGCGTCAGATGGCTCTGAAAAGGCTGCCGGCGTCCTCATTGAGGCGGTGGATGCCACCAATGCCGATGCCAAGGGGCTGTATATCGCCCGTGAGGCCATTTTAAGGCCGTCTGGCCTGGTATGGCCCGATGGCATCACTACCGCGCAGCGAAACACCGCCCTTGGCCAGCTCAAGGCCCTGGGTATCTTGATGACACAGGAGGCATAATTCAATGAATACAGTAATAGTCAACCCCTTTGATGCCAATGGCTTTGATCTGGCCACCTTGACAGCGGCCATCAATCTCATCCCCAATCAATATGGCCTCTTGAATCAGATGAACCTGTTTACTCCCCAGGGGGTCAGCACCCGCACGATTCTGGTGGAAGAGGATCAGGGCGTGCTGAATCTCTTGCCCACTCGGCATGTGGGAGAACAGCCCACACAGTCTAAGAATGGCAAGCGCAAGATGCGCTCCTTTGTGATTCCGCACATTCCACTCGAGGACACCATCATGCCCGATGAGTGGGAAGGTGTGCGCACCTTTGGCGGAGGTGCGGCCAGCGTGGCCCTGGCTGACATCGTCAACCGTCGCTTGACGGCCATGCGTAATAAACATGCCATTACATTGGAGTGGCTGCGCATGGGTGCACTCAAGGGCATTATTTTGGATGCGGATGGGTCGGTGCTTTATAACCTCTACAATGAGTTTGGCATCACTCAAGCGGTGCAGGACTGTGCCCTGGATGTGTCCGCTACCGATGTGCTGGGCATCTGTATGGATGTGGTGGGTTATATCGAGGACCATCTCATGGGCGAGGTGATGACAGGTGTGCATTGCCTGTGTTCCCCTGAGTTTTTCAAGGCCTTGATTACCCATCCGAATGTCGAGAAGTTCTACCTTAATTATGCTGCCGCTGCCTCTATTTCTGGTGGCGATCCTCGCCGAGGCTTCCCTTTCGGTGGCATCACCTTTGAGGAATATCGTGGCCAGGCCACAGATGGGAATGGCGTAGTGCGTCGCTTTATCGCAGCCAATGAGGCACATGCCTTTCCGGTGGGCACCACCAGCGCCTTTGCAACCCTCTTTGGGCCTGGGACCTTTGTTGAGGCGGCCAATACCATCGGCCAGGAGCTCTATGCCAAGCAGGAGACTCGCCGTTTCGGCATAGGCGTGGACCTGCATGTGCAGTCTAATCCGCTGCCCATCTGTTATCGCCCTGGTGTGTTGGTCAAATTGACTGTGTAACGAGTGGCTTATGACCTCCCAATCCATCCTGGACGCCTACAATATGATGCGTGATGTCCTTATTGAGCTGTATGGCGAGATGGTGATGTACACCAGCATCGAGTATCTGACAGATCCGTTTGAGGTCTTGGCAGTGCGAGGCGGCCAGGTGGATAGGGAGTATGTCTTGAGCAGAGAGGTGGCAGCCGAGGCCGAGCGTTGGCTGTTATGGCATAACGACATCGCAGAGGGTGACTTTTTTGTGGACAGCCTTGGGGATCGTTGGGATGTCTTGTCCAGCATAACTGACCAGGTGGATGGATGGTCCACTGTAATAGCAGTTAGGCAATACAGGCCCACAAAGCAACGTCTGCGCTCGAAGAGTAGCAGTAAGTAAATTTGGACATGGGGTGAGTTTATGACACGGGCAGTCTTGGGTGGACATCTTGGGGCATTACAGGCCATGCTGGAGCAGGCGGTAAGCGGGTTGTTTTTGCCGTCTGCGCCTGATGGCGCATTGCGGCAGCCAGGTGTCTATGTGGGGACTGCTCCGCCGCAACGAAAGGACGATGCCGCACCGGTGCCGTGTGTAATCATCCGTGAATTGAGCGGCAACAATGAGGAAGGCACCCGTCATTACATCTCCCATGTGGAGATTGCCTGCATCACCTATGTGCCTGATACTGACAGGGGCAATCCCACAGTCGCCGAGACATATGCAGGAGTCTATAGCCTGGCCAATAAGGTGATCGAGGTATTGCGCTGTAGGGCTATAGGAGACACCGGCTGGTGTGTGGTGGGTAATGATGCAGTGTCTTGGACTTGCGGTGAGAGTGGAGAGACGGCTGGCGTGCAGCCCCTGCCCTTTGCGATCATAACAATCAAGGTCACTTTGACTGGTGTATGGTAATGGAAATGAATGAAATTTATAAGAAAATCATAGAGTTGGTAGGTCAAAAACATGGCCTGCCGCAAAAATTGATTGCCGCCATCTGTGAGGTGGAGAGCAATTGGCAGACCTGTGCAAATCGATATGAGCCTGAGTTTGCCAAGCGCTATGTCACAGTGGAGACGATTAAGCCCGTTGTCCCCTGCACCTTTAATACAGAGGCCATCAATCTGAGCACAAGTTGGGGGTTGATGCAGGTCATGGGCATGACGGCCAGGGAATTGGGGTTTGATGGCCCGTATTTGGGCAGGCTCATGACAGACCCAGCCATGGGTGTTGACTACGGCTGCCGGCTGCTGAAGTCCAAGTGGCGTCAGTATTACAAGGATTATGGTCTGGGGGGTGTGGTTGCTGCCTATAACGCAGGCAGCCCGCGCATGGATGCAAATGGGCAGTGGGTCAACCAGCAGTATGTGGACAAGGTCATGTCGGCCATGAAGCGGTATGAGACGCTTTGGTCTTAGGAGGGCGTATGAATATTGGATTGTTTCTGGAGGCATGGCGCTTAAAGGGCCAGATAGGCGAGACCAAGCAATGGTATTTGTCAAAGACTATTTGGGTGAATTTATTGACGCTTTTGGCCTCTGTGGCCGTGGTGGGCTTTGGCGTGGATTTGGGGTTGAAGGATGAAGAGATCAACGCCTTGGCTGTGGCTGCTGTGGCTCTTGCTAATATCTGGTTGCGGTTTCGTACAACGCAGCCATTGCAGCTTGGGGGCGGTGACAATGCCAATACAATCGCATCAGATTCCGATACTTCAGGGCACGACCTGGGGAATCGGAATG